CCAGTCGGCCCCCCTCTGGATATCAATATATCTCCCGGAAAGTGTTTTGCCGCCACCGCCTGCCGATTTCAGACCGCCTGTAACATTGACACCGGCTACCGTCGTGAACCAGTTGGCATATTTCCCGCCCAGGTATCCTTGGATTGTTCCAGTCAAGGACTCGGTACTGACCCCCGAGAGTTGCTGTAAATCCCACGTCTTTGAACCGGCATCCAGGGGAAGCATTTTGCCTGCAATAGCGGCGTCAATATGGTTCCCGTTGACATAACCTTTTGATGCCGCTGCGTCTGAGCTGGTGCCTGACGGAACGGTAAAAGTAAAATTCACCCCGGCTGATGCAGAGGCTACGGTCCAAGCAGCATTTAGGGCAGAGACCGCACTGCCCCATACATGGACAACATCGCCCTCAACTACTGTTGCATCGGTTAAGGCCGTTGCTGTGGTTCCTGACACCGTGATAGATGTAATGTCGATTTCTGCCCCTGCCGATGCGGTGTAGTATCCAGCAGCCCGGTTATTTGTCAAAGCCTTGATCACTGAAAACGGGTCTGTCGTTGCTGATGTGATACAGTCCGCATCCTGGGAGGCGAAAATAAAAAGTCTGTCATTTGCCAGACACCAAGCAGCACCAGCCTGAATCGAAGTCGAATCTCTGGCAGGCGTCAGAACCCCGTAAAAATCGGAATCAACCAGAATCGCAGCGTCAAGGGCTTCTGTGACCGTTTCGCCTGATGCCTGATAAATAACCTTGATTGATTCCGCGGTGTAAGCCTGGGAAAAAAAGGCCGTCGCCATCAACCCAACCGGCGTGTAAGAGGGGAAATCCACCAGCAGAGCCGTCAAACTGAGATATGTCTCAACCCTGTCTTTTGCCGTGTCTCCATGTTTGTGAACAATTGCGGCTATTCCAAACCCCGGTCTTGTGACCGATGTATCAGAGATCGATACTGTAATCGCCACTCTATTATCTAATTCCGTCATTTTATGCCCCTGATAAAGTTAAGCCGCTGTTTGCCTCGGTCGGAACCGTGATAGTTTCAAACCAGTCCGTATCCTTCAATTTTGTTTGTGCGATGCCTGAAAAAGTAAACTCAACTGATGCCTGGTGGATATATTTATCGCTGTCCACCCCTTCCAAAACCCCCGGCTGAATGTTCTGGCTCATGGGAGCATATGCGATGTTGACCGCATCCAGAAGACTCTTGGCTGGGACCAGAAAAGCCCTGTTTAATGTGTTTTGAGCGAACCTGTAAGCCGTCGCCCTGATTGCTGCCCCGTTCTCATCGTATGAATCCGTAAAAAATGAAATCTGGGTGTTCCATGCGAACGGGTGAGAATAAGTTTTTTCAACGTAATCATCTGTTTTTACCCGGCTGCTCCATGGGTGACCCTGCGACGGCTGGGAAACAATTGTGATCACCGCATAAGGTCTTTTTCTGGGAAGATCGAAACCCGCCCAGCGGACCTTGGGGATCGTATTTCCCTTGCTGTCTTTGGTCGCCGTGAGAGATGATAGACCTGAAGCCGATAGAACCCAGGCCTCGATTGCATCCTCAATGGTGGAAAAGTCCGTTATCTGTTCAATTGTCTGAGTCATTCAACAAACACCATATTAGCGGACATTACCTGGTCCCAATCGTTGACCTTTTTCACTTCAAACCAGTGGTTTTTGAATTCCACTTGATCGCCCATGTCCAGATAATCGGGCGGGATGACTTCTGCAAATCTCCAGGTCAGGTGCCTTTGACCATCAGGAAGCCGGTCAAGTTCCTGGCTCCCTAGAGGTTGTGTTCTCATATGTTCAAGCGTTTTATACTGCCATGCTCCCTGCCCCCTGGATGAGACATCACCTGTTTTGAACCTGACCCTGTATGGTGCGTTTGGGTCCGTCTTGATCCTTTTCTTTACGATTTTGGCAAGGTGCTTCAGCTCTCTATCGTCCGGCATTATCCGACCTCATAATCAATGGCCTGTCTCATTCTGCCTGTGTCGATCAGAGGCGTGGTTTTGGGCTTCTTTTTATCCAGGGTGTAGGGATGATTCGGCTCGAACTTGCCTTTGGTCTTCATGTTCCGCTGGATTGCTTGGCGGTGCCTTTGTCCCAACTCTGCCAGTGCGTCCCGCTTGGTTGATAGTCCGTTTAAGACTTTCTTTTCCAGCCTGTCAGCTGCCCGGGATAGTTCCGGTTCCTGCTCATCAAACGTCTGTCGCATGAATGGTCTTGCCGGGATGGTGATCTGGGTTGTCTCTTTCTTCAAAGGCAATCCGGTTGCCATTAGGTACATTCTCATTTTTTGCGTGACGTTGATTTGTGTTCCGTATTCGTGGACCGTTGCCAGCTTGGCGAGATTGATCCCCCCGTCCACTGACTCCGATCCGTCTTTTGATAGAATCCCAACATCGACATAAGAGAGGTCTTTTTCCATCTCTTCCCAATACTTCTCCCACCCCATGTCGATAACTTCCTGGTCTTTCATATCATCATATACCGCTGCGGGACCTGGCTCATGATCCAATAAACCATGGTCCCGTATTGATTCGCGTTGATCAGATCGTCTGCCGTGGCGTTGTTCTTTGCCATCGTGTTTGAGACCGAAAAAGAGTCTATCGAAACACTGGACAACGAACCGGTGCCGGCTGGATTATCCATTGCAAAACTGGCATACCACGCCCCGACATTGATCTGTAATTGCTTGATGAGATTAGCCGGACACAAAGAGTCACCCGGCGTTGAACTGTCCGAGGGCAGATAGCAAAAGTCATGAACAAACTGCAGAATTGAATCTCTCTGTGACGAATCGAGGTCTTCAAGTTCGTCCCGTAAGTCAATCGCCCTCGCCTGGATGTCTTTGAAGGTGATCAGTAGATTCAATGTGAAGTCAGTTGTCATTTAGGCTCTGCCACCTTATTCGTCAGCAATTTTACTTCCTTTTCGAGAGCCTTGACCGCTTCTTTCAGGTCATTGTTCTCTTTTTTGAGGATCAACAACTTGCCATCATACTCCTTTTCAGCCTCATTCAGCATCGCGTCGCCGTCCGCTTTCAGCTTCTTTTCGGTCTCTTTGAACTTCGCCTGAAGTGCGTTGATCTCCGCTTTGTGGGCCTCTTTCAACTCCTTGACCGTGGATTCAGATTTGACCTCTTTCAAGGTCAATTCCTCGTAACGGTCTTTTTTGATCTGATTGCAGAAACCGGCATCCTCTTTCAAGAGGTCGTATTGACTCGACGGGATCTTATTGACTCCCGGCATAATCGTTACGGTGACGGCTCCTTTCTTCGGGTCCGGGTAGATATCATATGAAATCTCACCGGACACCTTTGATCTTAACAGTACATCAGCCATCGTCCCTCCTATGCGGCTTCGACGTTATAACGCTTGAGCAACGCTTTGTCGCGGATGAGTTTCATTCCGCCGAAATAGTCATAATAAGGGATGACCATTGACAAGCCCCTGAATTGTACCGGCATCGGGGTCAGGTCTTTCGGGCGAACAAAGGAAAAGGCCGCTGGATCGTTCGGCACCATCATGATTCCCGGGACCGTGTTGGAATTAAACATTGCATCAAAGGCATGGATCACCCGGTACTGAGTGACACCGGTTGCCAGTTTGCCCTCTGGACTGTTCAGAAATGCCCATGCAGTCGTATTCGTTCCACCGGCCGTGGTGTGCATGTAAAGATCAAACAGATAGTTGATCGATTCCAGGGGAGTGATCAGGGTGAAAGATGATGTTGATCCGGCAACACCGGTATCAATAGCAGGTCCACCCCACCGACCCAGAGTGGCGTTGCTGATGGCTCTCCGCATACTGGCAATGTCTGCCACAACTTCCCGCCCAATCTTATTGACCCAATACTTGAGAGCCGTACTGGATACAGAGTTCGGGTTGGCAACGGAGTCAGCCAGAGCCGCTTCGGTGATCAGGGAGGTATCGAACCCGATCAGATTGTCATTGCCATAAACGATCAGAGAGGCAATGTTTTCCAGATATGCCCGGCGGACAGACCGGACCTTTTCAATTTCCAGGGGAACGCCGGCGAAAGTTGCTGCGTCCATTTCCTGTTGATTCCAATCGATTGAGCCACCGCCCATTTCGATTTTGATCGAATGTTCTTCGCCTGAGATATGAGAAACGGGCAGGTCCATTGCGGAACCTGTGATCCGTTTATATGATCCCTGCATGTCGCCCAGGAAAAAGGTGTGCTTCTGTGCGCCGATGGGAACGGATGTCACCGGTAGCCATTTCAGGTAATCGATGTCACCATATTCGACCTCTTTGACTTCCCGGTCGAAATCTTCCAGTTGCCGTTGCGTGAACCGGGAAGCATCATCCAGGGACTCACCTTCTTTTACTTTGATGGTATCACCTAAGATGTCATCAACCGAGAATTGCGTTGAATCGATCCCGACGAATTCCATCTCAATCCGGGTGAGTGAATCTTCGAGCATTTTGACCCGGGTATCATCCATTGAGACAACACCGGCTTGAAAGCGAAGCTCGTTCGAGGTCTTCAGTCTTTCAATTGTTTCAACTGCTAAATTGCCCATGTTATCCCTCCTATACCTGAGCGATTAAAAGTTCTACTGCCACTGTACCGGCAGCACTGATGGTCTCGGCAAACTTCGCCTTGATTGCAACACAGGTTGCTTCATTTGCACCAACACCACCCACCGCGTCTGTGGTGTTGTATGCTGTTCCAACCGCGCCTGATGTCCCTGCCACAAACCGGACGTAAACAGTTCCACCCTTTGCAGCGGCGGAAGCGCATTCAACATACCAGCGACCGGACCGGGCAACTGGAACCAGAGCGTTTTGAGGATACCCGCTGGTGTAGTCATAACCTGTTGCGCGTTCTCTGGTATCGATGTCAACCGCCAGACCGATATAAACCCCACCTGTGGCCCCAGTGTCATCAATCATTACATCGTCCGCTGCTGCACCCTGAGTCAAAAACCGACCCGGCATAATAGCGGTTGCGAGTTCATTTCTTCCCGTGACAATATCCGAATGCAATTCGGACTGGAGGTCAACGGGTTTCCCGGGACGTCTTACCGTCAGGGTAGTGCTATAAGAATCTTGACCCATTGTATCCTCCTATTTCTTTTTGGGTTTCAGTGAATTAACATCGACTCTGGACAGGCTGGTCTTTTTGCCTGGCATGGAGTCCATTGAAGCACCTTTCAACGCCTCTTTGGATTTCAGACGCTCGGCGGTGTCTTTTGGATTCGCCTGGATGGTCTTGAACGCCCCCTCAATCTCCGAATCATCGAAAGACTGATTGGGGTAGACCTTGGAAACGATCAGCTTTTTACCTGCCAGCGGAGTATCGAATTCGGCCTCGATCTTGTGTTGCTTGGCGAGTGCCTGGACTTCTGACAATGCCTTGACCTGGGCTTTCAGATCGTCCATTGAGATGGTGTTTTCCAGCTTGGTTTCCAGCTCTTCTTTCTGGACTTTGACCGCTTTCAGTTCGCCGGTTGCTTCGTCCAGGCTTCCCTGGGTTGTCTGGATCTGGGAAATCAATTGCTTTTCCCTGGCCTTGAATTTCTCGATTGCGCTGGATGATTCGTCAGCGTATTCAATCGGGGACTCGTCCAACGAAAACGCCCCGACTTTAACAGCGGGTAGGAGTTCTTTCATTTGTACCTTTTGTTTGGAGTTGTGCTGCTGTTTCTCGAAGACAAGGACAGTCCCGGCCTCCGATTCGTCGAGGCTGATGCCAGCCCCTTCTGCTCTCGGATTGTCACACCCGATCGCAATGTGGTTGATGTCGATATCCGTGAAATCAAAAACCTCCGGGTCATCTGTGCGAACTGCAGTTCTGTAATAACCAGCAGAAACTCCCAGCTTACCGGATTCAGCCGTCTTCAAGGCCCTGTCTGATGCAAGGACAACAGGACCGGTCAACCACTGTTCACCTTTATACTCTTCAATCTTGAACCCGTCCGCTGATGTTCCTTCCTGGTACTTCATCCGGTTGGAAGCGGTCAGCATTTCCGGCGGGTGTTTGATTGTCACGGTCTTGATCCTGGCCGTGGGGATAGCTTTTTGCAGAGCGTCCAGGCTGATGTTGCCGTAGTAAGTCTTCCCCTCCGGGCTGGTGTATCTCAACTTTCCCACTTTCATGATTCGGGCATTGACATAAGCCTGCCCGTGTCGGTCCCGTTCGATCTGGTATGAATCGATTGAATATGGAGTTGTAAAAATCATGATGCCATTGCCTTGAACACGTTAACGACTTGCTCTCCCAGGAAAGAAAATGCGGGCCAGTATTCAGCAAAGAAAAAACCAGACCCCATTATGATAGCCGTCCATAAAACACCGGCCCTTGCGTATGCCACCACCTTAAAAGGCGTTGGTTTCATCTTCCAGATCGCTGTCAGGGCTGCGACAACAATCAGGGCTGCCGTCATCCCCTGCCAGTGGTGAATTTTCTGAATCGCCACATAGGCGCCGGCACTGTCTGAGATAATACCGTCAGCTAACAAAAGGTCCGTCGGAATCAGAAGCAGCAGGAGGAATATAACCAAGATTCGAATGCCGCCGTTTTTGCCAATGGCCATGCCAGATTTCCTTGAGTTCATTTTTTGTTTTCCCGGTGACGGTGAATATTTCCATGATGCCGATGCAGAAAAAACTGAATGCCTTAAAATAAGTTGATCCGCCTGTCTCGTTATCCATGACCCCGATTCGGTGAGCGAGTATTGCTAAGCCTGCCGAAAACATGAACCGCCAGAACAGGTCAAACTTCATCGGGTTGCTTAAAAAGCACCATGATAAGACCATAACATAGATCACAGCACCCAGCCAAAAAGTGATCATCTCGTCCTGGCTGACCGGGATTTTCACTTTGTCGTAAAGATAAATCCCATGTGACAACAAAGCGGCCAGTGGGATGATCATCAGCACCCTGTGCAGGTCCCTGGGATTCCTGAACAGGAGCTTAAACTCTGCCCAGATGGTTTTTATAATTTTCATGTTAATCCCTGAATGTTTCAGCGTAGATCATACACCTGAATGCGATATGGATATCATCGGCATCAGATGAAAGTAGACCCCCGTCCGAATAGTAGGCAGCAGGAGGGGCGACAGCATCTTTTAAATTGATTGCGTAATCATCACCCCCGACATTAGTGCTGGTCCATTCCGCGTGATACCCATTATATTTTATAAATGGCAGGTCTTTCCGGCGGAGTATGCTTTTCTGTACTTCCAGGCTTGGCACAATCCCTTTGAACTTCCCGCAATAGCTGTCTGCATCGTCATAATCCATCAGGACCGGCTTGTCTTCGCCCTTGACTGTCTCTGTGACCAGATCCCGCATGATGAAGATCCCGGAACCTGCATACCAGAATTTATCATTGATATTGACCCCTGTTTTACGCTCGATCTTCTTAAAGGCTTCTGATCCATAGAGATCATGACTGTTGGTCAGGACTGCGGCATATTCGCTGCTGACTGCCTGCTCTGTACTCTCAGCCACCCCCACGATGTTGAATGACTTCCACCATGACCGAAAGCTTGATGTGTCGATGAAGTTCGACGCGATGGCCAGACCTACACCAAGAACGATCATTGATATGATTGAGATCGATATAGTCTTGATAAGGCCTGGCAGTTTTGACGCGATACCAAGGGCCAGCCTGCGGACTGCTGCTTTTTCCTTGACTGCTGCTATCTCTTTCTCAGTGTGGAAAATAACCTCCACTTCACAGTTCAGGCACCGCGGTTCCCATGTCAGATTCATGACCCCATTGATGACGGTCCCGATTCTCGGAGCCGGAAAGTTGCTGTTGACAACCTCGACAAACCATTGCTTTGATGGATCGCCGTCAAAAGGAATGGCTTGACTGATGTTTTTTACTTTAATCACTTTTGTAATCATATCCCCTCTATGCGGCTAATTGTTTCGGAATGGCGTAGGAGCCGTCCGGTTGTTTTTTGAGCTGTAAAATGGTCTGACGGTCAAATATGATCATGGCAACACAACGGCAATTCGCCACCAGTATTCCTTCTGCGAAGTAGCTCATACTATCGTCAACTCCGAAGTTATAGACATCCCCCTCGAACTTTTTGCGTATAATTCCAGAGATGGTACAATGAAGGTGTTTAGTTGGATTATTCTTTTCACCTTCATTAGAGGTATTATGCGACGTTCTGAAAGAATCGAAGTTGTATGTTTTTCTTGTGGCAAAACCTTTGAGTGCCTTCCGAGTGCGTTTCAGGACGGAAGAAAAAAGTTTTGCTCCAAAACCTGCCGTAATGACGGACCGTTTTATGCTAGAATCAAAGAGCTTGAAGAACGATTCAATCAAGCCTTTGGCGATTGGCTTCGCGATGCCTATGAAGTTCAAAAAATGTCTTATAGGCAAATCAAGAAACTGACCGGCCTTAACGATAGGACTGTTCGAAAAGCACTTGAACGCTATGGAATCAGAATTAGACACGGCAGCGAAGCGGTTGCAACTCAGTGGATTAATAACCCTGAAAGAAGAGCAGCATGCTTTCCTGCTTCTCAAGGGGTCAAGGCCGGATATGGCAAGACTGGTATTATTCCAAGGCCTGAAATCTACTGCGCTACTTGGCTTGATGTGCTGCATGTTGAATACGTCCCACATTGGGAGTTTGAAAAACCAAACAGGATCGATGGTGTTGATTATATCGCTGATTTTTACCTGAACCGCCTTAACGCTGTTCTTGAGGTTCAGGGGTCCATGTCGCGAATCAATCCCGACCGTCACAATGTTCTGGTTGAGCAAATGGGGATGCGGGTGTTCTATATCCCGAACCGCTTTTTCACTAAAGCAACCAGTAGGGAAAACTTCCTCAAGTTTTACGAGTTTATCACCAACCTTGAGTTGATCAGCTCTGATCCAACCGCGACCCTTAACGAAGATTTTATGGTTTGGCGTGACCCATACTGTCTTATTGAAAAATTGAAGGCCGGTTAATTCTCCTGAGAAGTGGTTTTTGTGCAGCTCGACCACTTCTTTAACCCCACCATGTGAATGAACTGAATCGCCAATCCTGATTGTCTCGATTGGCTTTTCTCCGTCCAGGGTGCTGATCATCGTTCCAGCAGGGAAACATTGAATATCCTGGCCGGGATTGTTTTTTTCTCCCGCCCGTTTCCCGCTGGTCACTGTCACTGGTGGGTCATTGAAAGCGTAAATCTTGCCCTGCAATCTCTTATGGTCCGGCCTGACCGCTTCGTCTTCCACCGTGTCCCATTCGTAAAAGTCCCACCCGTTATATCTGGACCGGAGTTCTGTCAGTGTCCCATACATCTTATTAGCTTGATCCCTGGCAATCAGCTTCGCCCTTTTCTCAGCAATCCCCAATTTATCCTGGATGATCCACCGGAGCCGGGTCGTTGATTCTCCCTTCATGACTGATTCAGTGATCAGCTTTTCCATGTCTGAGATTGCAAATTCAGGGATGTCTTTGATCAGGGCCACATTCCGCATGGTGAAATCACGGAGGAAAGGCTTGATCCAGGGTTCTGATTCCAGGGGATTGACACCAATGACAAACTTCTGATTAGCAACAAACCGGTTTTTGTGAAACTTCTGCATGGCGCCGGCTGATTTATCTACCTGATATTCAATCAGGGTCCTGAATGCCAATGTCTTTGGATCGCCCCCCATCGGATAATCGACCCCGTACAGGTTGACCCTGAACCGGTGAAATACCTGCCCGATCTTCTCCGTGACTGAATCATCCATCGAGAAATACTTGAACTTAGCCCACCTGGAGAGTTCAGGCTCGATGATCTCACGGCATAGCTTTCTTAACCGTGTAATGATCGGCTTGATGTCCCGGTAGTAGTTCGATTCGATTTGCACCGGGTATTTCGCCCAGGCTTTGGATGATTTCTTCATTCTTTGGTTCTGCGGTGTTTGCTGATGATCATGGCTCATTGTTCAAATTCACTGGTCCAAACGGATCGTCAACTTCTTCATAGGTCTGCTCAAATATATCCGGCTTGCATGGGTAGAATTCACCCTTCACACCTTTGATGATCCAGTCACCGGGACAGACAATATGCCACCCCTCAAGCGTTGAAACCCTGCCGTGATCCTTCATTTTATGGCCGCATTGCTTGCACTTAGCGTTGACCTCACCGTTGATCATTTGAGGTTGAAGGTTTGGATCATGCATCCACGGTTCAACTTGCCCGTGGTCTTTTTGCTTGTTCCACTGGTGCGCCTCAATCACAACGGGCTTTTTTCTGAATTTACCCATATCACGCCGATATTGAAGATAAACGAGCTGTTGCCATTATTTAAACCCCTTTGCTTTCCTGCGAGCCTTTTTCATCTCATCCCATGAATTGCGGAGAGGCTTATTTGATTCAGGTGGTCGATATGGTCCGCCTTCTGATATTACAAAACTTGGCATATTCCCTTTAAGTGTTCTTTAAGAGCCTGCGCCCGTTGTTGGTGTCTTCAATAATTTTTACACCAGGGATAAACGAAAGTGCTTCGGCTACGCTGTAACTGCCATCAATACCCCTTTGTTGTGTTGTCACCTGTACTAAACATCCTAAACCGTGTATTTCCATTGCCTTAGTTGACTTCATCCAGCCTTCCTCCTGAGAGGAAGCTTTGCAGAGCAACTTGAACATATCGCCGTTTCCAACAACTTTCAGGTCAGAGACATTTTTATGCGCTCCAGATACGTCAGAGTTGTATAAGGTCTTTTCTTTCATGTTTAAGAATTCAAAAGATTAACAAGTATCGCGGTTTCAGTTCTCGCTCCGGATTGGGTAAACGCATATTCTGCTTTATTCGGTTCGTTGATCAGGTGATAGGTCTTCTTTCCGTCCCGGGACAGGAAGCCATAAAAGCAGGCATCACCACATAATATAGTAGCGACCTTGACAACCGCTTTCCCGGACCTGTGGGAGCCGTCCCATATCACGCTGTAAAGATTCGCCCCGGTGAAATTGGCATTGTCCAGCTTGGCGTTGCTTAAATCTGCCCCTGCCAGGTTGGACATGAGAAAATTAACCCCGGATAAATCACACCCGGCGAAGGAATGGTCTTGGAGATCCAGGGCGACCAATTTCACCCCCCGGAGATCCACCCCGGAATGATCTTTTGTCTCAAGAAACTTTTTAATGTCGAATTCTTCTTTCATACTTGTATTATACATTTGTTCGCTGATAGGTTGTCAAAAAGTTAGCTTGCCGCTTTCTCCTTGGCTGGTTCGGCCTTTGGTTTTTGCGGGTTTCCTGCCTGTCTCGCCTTTAAGACTTCAAGCTGTGCCTCTGCATCTGCTGCGTCTTTTTCTTCCATCTCTTCCAGGTGCTTCTCGAATTCATCAGGGTCATAATTGACCCCATCAAGATTGGTTTTCTCACCGGAGAAACGGACGTCAAATATGTTTTTGGCTTCGAGTCCCATGTCATAATATGTCTTATCGGTATCGGCCTGGGTCTTTCTCATTGTGACCTCTTCGGCCTCTGTTGGAGTCCAGAGATTCACCCAATCAAAGTCGATGTCGTCTATCTCCCACCCGGTTTCGAGTGATGTCAGATAGAGCATTCTCCTTGCTATTGGCGTGTATTGGTTCGGCTGCTTTGTCGCTACGGAGTCAAACCAGACCGCCCTTGATTGATCCAGAGTGGATCCACCCAACGCCCCGGACTCTTCAGAAAATAGAATCGGGACCGGGATTTCTGAGACCATGCCGACATCGATTCTAATATCATGATTGATCTCGATCATTCCTTGGGAGGGAGTGGCTACCTTCTGAAGGTCATCTTCATCACCGATCACGGTCGCCCTCATACTGTTACGCATGAGCCGTTGTTCTCTGATATATGTCCTCAGTGCTTCGGGATCTTTGAACTTCTTGAGCCCCGCTACTTTGAACACATCCTCGACAAATCCCTGCATCATCTGACTGGATGACTGCATCCCGATTCCATATCTTTTGACCGCATCATATATTAATTGAGCTGTAGGGATCGGCCATGTTAATCTCTTGACCCTTTCGACCTGGCTGATCACATCGTCCGATTCATAGGAAGGGAAACGGATAACGCGGGATTCATGACACATAAAGGATCTACTTTCCCGGAACCCCTGCAATGTGATTTGGTAGTGCATCGGTTGCCCGGGTCGTTCATCTCCAAATAATGGCCTATGTGTCCTGGGGTGTGCATACCATCTGTCTACTGGCTGAAATGACCAGACTTTGCGGACCCCTGCTTCATTTAAAGGCTCTTCAGGGTCAAGTCCATCATCGATATCACAGAACAGAACCCCGCCACCATATAGATGCCGGATAGCAATCATTTTACCGATCAGGGCAAGCCAGTTGAACCGCTCGTCCATCTCTTTTTTGATATCAGCTGCTTTCTCTGCATCATCTTTGGACTTCAGTTTGAAGCCCTTCCGGGTCCCATCGTTCGCATGGAGATTAACCACCCTGCGGACCAATGGGTTTTGATATAGGTCGGTCAATTCCCTGTAGGTGAATTCCAGGGGAGGCAGAAAGCTGGTGTCGAATGTCGGGTCTGTCTGCAGTCCGAATGCGTTGAATGGATTTGACCAGCCACCTGAAGGGGAAGCGGTGTCCATTGAGATACCGGAAACGGCTTTCTTCAGCTCTGCTATTTCGCGTTTCAGTGACTTATTGCGATTCTTTGCCATATCAATACCTTAGTTAGCTTTTTCCAATTTCTCGAAAATCCCAGTATTTTGTTTTTATTAGTTTTTACCAACAAACAAGGACATGCTTGAAAACGACCGGGCAAAGTATCTGCCAAAATTACAAAGAGCGAGTGAGTCTGAGTCGTCTGGTGATGTCTCGCCGGTCCTCTTTTTATAGTCCTCTTTGCTCTCAATCTTCAGTCTACCCTTACTATCAACATCTTTCTTGATGGTTGGTAGCTGCTTCAGATAAACGTCATCCTTCAGGAGTCTGATTGATTTCTTGATATCCCGGGCCAGCAGATCAAACATCTTCGCTTTAAAGTTTGCGTAGTTCTCCCGGTCCTCCTGAACCTTCCTGTCATCCATGCGCTTCCGGCGGGTGAATTCATCGACCCATCCGTAATGAAACATAACCCAATCTGATGACCCAAAATTGATTTCAAGTATTTCGACGGGCTTCAGAATCTTATGGACCCGCTCGTCCTCTTCTGATTCCTGCAGTTCTCTTAACCGATCGATCACACCATGACCAAAACCGCCGTCAACAGCCACCACCCATTCTCTGATTTGCGGGTAATTCTCCTGATGCTCTTCGATGAAGTTGATGGTCTTGCCGACTACTTGGTTGGTATCGTTCTTAGACATTGAGAGCCGGGCTATCTGATCATTGCCTATCATGGAGGACAGGGCTGATTTATCTATTCCGAAGCGGGCAACGTCCAGACCGATAAATCCTTCCGTTTCCTTCTCAATATCTCCTGCTTCCCTGCTCCAGCTCGTTTCGATCTCTGCTTCAGATACCAGATTGTCACCGTCAGCGTTGGGGAATTCACCCAGGACCTTACCCATAAACAAGGGGTGATCAACGCCCCATTCTATGGCCTTTTCAATGACCCACCGGGTATTGATCAGATACGGGACCGGGGCAGAGTATGACATCAGTCTTTCTATTGCTTCATAATCAGGGAGGGTTTGCACGTAGTCAGCTTCTTTCTGGATGTCTTCAACCGTATGGATGCCGTTCGCTTTGAGGTTGGGGGAATCAAAACAGGTGATTGAGAACGTCTTCCAGAGCCGGTCTTTAAAACAGTCGTGAAATTTACAGTTGCGACTGGTTGGGTTTCCTATACAGATGAATAAAACCCGGTATCCTGAGTTCAAAAGGCCCTCTGCCTGCTCCCAGAATTGGGGGTCAACGTCTGTTGCCTCATCAAAGATAATCACGGTCATGAACTTGCCGTGGTACCCCTGAAATACTGAATCAGTCCCTTGTCCTGTCTCTGACTTTACCCGGCGTTGTGGACTGAACCCCCGGGCGAATGTCTCTGAATTAATCCAGAGTTCTGTCTCATTTAATCTGCCCCGCTTCAGTTCCGGGAGCTTGTTATTGTGAGCGGTTGCCCATTCCTTCCATAAAAGGTCATGAACTTGCCGGTAAGTGGGAGCCGTTGAAATCAGCTTTGTCTCATCATATGACCCCATGATAGCGTCACCGATCCGGGCGAATGAGAAGGTCTTGCCAACTGCGTGACAGGCTTTGATTGCTATTCGTTGATAGCGGCCTGAGTCGATAGCCTGGATGACGGGTTCAAAGTATGCCTGCAGCTCATCTCCGTGGCCTACTTCAATGTAGTTGCCGATTGATGATGTGATGAAGTCAAATTGTTCCGCTGTGAGGCTCATCTTTTCAGCTTCTCCATTCTCGCTTTGATCCGTTCGTCAATGTCAGATGCCCCGCCACCTTCTTTCTCTTTACTATCTAAGTTGAATGCCTGTCTTTCGAGTTTGACACACTCGGCCTCTATCCTTGCGAGTTTCCACGCCATATCAGTGATTGATTCGTTATTCCCTTTATATGCAAGCACAACCTCGAAGTCCTTATCTGTTTTGAGGTCAATCTCCCCATCTTTAACGAGTGCTTTATAGAGTTTGTCTGCTAGTGCATCTGCGATGTCTTGAAGTCGTCTAATTTTCTTTCTATGGTTCCTGATGACTGCGATCCCGATTGCAACAGCATTATCGACAATGGTCTTGTCTTCTATTATCTCGCTATTGCTTTTTAGCTCTTTATTAAGTGCGCATTGCGCACCATCGTCACGCACCAGCCTGTTTTTTATCTTCTCTTGGTACTCATCAACTAAATCTTTTTCCCAATTATACTGTTTTGCACGCTTCCTGATTGCCGGGTCTGATGCACCATGAATTTCACTAAGGGCATAGTTGCTATATTGACCTGTTCGGTAGTCCTTTTCTATTGCTTCCCAATCGTATTTTTGCTTGGCTGGCATGGTGCAAGGCTGTAGATTAAACGCATAGAACCTGAAATATAGTTCTATTATACCTTGCTGTGCTGGTTGGTTGTCAAAAAGTAGGAGAGCCGCGAACGAATCACGGCTTTTTGGGGATGTGAATTAAGAGGATAAAATCTTCAGAAGGTGGGCTGTCTTACGATCAATGATATCCATTGCCCTTTCTACGTCGCTTTTGGTGAATTTGCGTCCTTCAGCTTCGATCTGAGCAACGAGATCACTGACTGTTTCCACTTCAACTGCTGGACCGGGGTTCCGTCCGTGTGGGCCTTTTTTGTATCCAGTAGAACACTGTGAGGCTTTCCGGTTTCGGTTGGGGTCCAGTGTTTGACCTGCCGTTCCTTTCCGTTTTTGGTCTTGGTTGAGTGCCAGCTTGTCTGGTAGCCGTTTACTTCCAGTAGCCCGTTGACTTGCTGGGGGCCAAGACCCCCGAGAAGCTCCCCCAATTCGGTAGGGGTCAGGTGGGTTTGCTGATCTGCACTCAGAAGATGGGTGACTCCGAGCTCGTCCATCAGGTCAACACCATGCTGCTTTTTCACGAAATGGGAAGCGGAAAGGAGAAGCTGGTTCCCCTCAAGACCGAATTCTGCGGCCAGTTCTTTTCCAAGTCTGAGGGAATCGACTACTGCCGGACTTGGAGAATGTTTGACTGTCTGCTCCATGGCGTTGAATGCGGCAATGTACTTCTCTTTGAATTGCATTGCCTTTTTACCATTGAACCCCATTGCCAGGATCGTGAAGCCATCTCTGGTCATTTCGTACATAGGGAGAGGGCGGCCGGTGCTGTCCGTGTATTCACTCAGCGCAAAATTTCGCTTAGTAAAATCTTCTGAACAATCAAGGGAATCTATCTTTTTCAGGACATCTTTGTGCTGCTTCTCGAATGTCTCAGCAACAGCAAGGGAGGTTGTTTTCGGAGTTCCGTTGAGAAGGAAAACGAGACTGGATGTATCTTGATGGATCGTTGCGAGTTGGTGATTCATGATCTTCTCCATTAATAGAGAATCATGGTCACCGCCAGACGTGAGGCTCTAAAATGAGAAAACCCCAGAAGCCTGGCGGTGTCAAAGCACCATAGGGCAGGTTGGATCCTGCCTTGCCAAACCTCTGGGGCCTTCTCATTTCATTTTTCGTTTTGCGGCTTCCACCCCGACGAGCCCCCGCTTTGATAAGGACTCTCAAAACTGATGAAATGAAACGCATCAGAGATTACACTTGAATTATTAATCCTGCGTCTATATTCTGTCAACGATTAATCCTTAAATTGGAGGTTTTATATGAAAAAAATTTCAATAGCGGTTGTCGCTGTATTTCTTATCGTTGGATGCTCTCCATCAATGGATGATATTGCAAGACAAATGTCATTGGACATCAAAAGAACATCGGAAATCGTTAAGGAGGCAGAAGCAAAACATGGGGAACAGTTAAATAAATTATACACTGAGATAAGAAAACAAGATAAAAGGATCAATGTGCTTGAAAAGGAAAGCGCCTACTCTGTTAAGATACTCCCCGGATACAACGGCTTGGCGTGGTGGTCTTCTCTGGGTCAGGTTCAAAATATTTATGGGAGTCTTGAGATCGACCCCGACACAACCACAAGTCCTGAATTCCCTGGAATTGTATTTTCGTCTTACCAGAAATTTTATGGGAAAGGATCTCCTATTATTTTTAGGA